ATTGTAACGCTTCGGCAACATGAGAGTGTTTGTTTTTCTCAATATCCATGTCGCCACGGGGTTTATACCTATAGCCCCCCATCATGGCGGCTTTGAGTTGAGTGCAGCCGGGATCGACAATGAACGCCGGGTCGCCGTCAACCTGCCGCATCAGGTATTCGTCCACCGCGTTGATTCGCGCCGAGACATTATTCGTCTTAGCCGGGATAACCCGCAGATTCTCCGCCTTAATGATGTCCACAGCAGAACGCTCATCCGTCTGCGCCCGCTGAACACCCGCCGGATCAGTAACCACCAATATGGGCGCACCGGGGAACCTCTCGTAAAGTAAGGGCTTTAAGACGGTTCGGACAAATCGTTGGACACCCATGTCAAAACTGACCGCTTCCGCCAGCACGAGGGCACGGCCTCTGGCATCTTGTTGCCCGATGACGGCGGCTGGGGTAAGCCCCAAGTCCATCCCGATAACAATGGGTCGAACCCCATTGTTGATATAGCGAAGTTTCTGCTTAGCCATATGGTAGTCAGGCCGGAAATACTTGTACACCGGCATACCAGCCGAGGACAGTCCATACTCGCCGTCGATGTAAACTCGGATGTATTCTTCGGAACGACCCTGAGTGTCGTAGTACCCCTCTGGTAAGTTCTCGACGTTTTCTGCGTAGATGCTACGACCCGAAGGTTGCTTGAATACATCCCATCCGTTGTCATTGGGCGATACTCCGTCCTTGGGATCGAGTCCTTCCATCTGATAATACCACCAAGTATCCATGGTGGGAGGGTTAGTATCGCCCCACATACCGTGCCAAGTCGGGCCACCATCCTTGGCTGAAGGAAAACGACCGATACGTTTGGACATTGCGTCCACAATATCCGGGTGGATGTCCCGGCACTCGTTGAACCACGCGAATGTCAATTCCAGCGAGTTCAAGTTGGCTACATCGTCCGCATCGTCCAGCGCACGGAACATAATCTCGCACTCTACGTCCCCCACTTTAAAGAAATAGGTCTTGGTGGTACGCATATAGTCGCCGCATACCCCCGGTGGGAACCAGTCGAGGAAAGTTTTGATCGTTGTATCCTGCAACTGACGGGCAGTTTCACGGACAATCGCCGCTCGCGTCTTGCGAATCCCCTGCGCGTTGGGTTTTTGCATGGAAGCACGGCGGACAATCTCAAAAGATGAAGTCACGGACTTGCCAGAGCCGACCGGCCCCATCAAAACGCGCATTTTCGCGTTCGACTCCATGAACTTTGCCCCCGTAGGTGGGGGTGTGTAGTCAATATCGAGTGCCATTACGGACGATCCGGGAAAATTCCCTCGACACAGATGATTTTGCTGGGCTGCCCGATCTCCCAACCATGGACTTTCGTGCCATGCTCGTTTGTCGGACGCCAATCGGGTAGTTTGAAGTTATTGACACCATCGCCGCCGTAGGTTGTACCAATAATGGCGAACAACGGGGTGAAATCTCGGATGTTTATGGTCTGTCCGTCACACGATGCCCAATGTCTTGGTGCAAACTGCCCCGCAAACTCTCGTACTTCTCCAATATAGCCTTCCATATCGCCCTCCTTAGGTCAGTGGTTCCACAAGCATAACCACAAACTCGCGCCCGCGCTTCTTATGCTTGGAGATTTTAGTCTTGAAAGAAGCTCCCGCCTCCCTTAGACCGGTTGTAAAGTTATGATACTCAGCGGAACTGGTGAAAATTGCGGCCTTGAAGCCATCGTAAGTCTGATTAAGCCTGTTGGCTATGCTCAATGGTAGCGACATCCGTCACCTCGTTTGTGGATTCAGCCTCAATAACCTGCATCTCGTGATCTTTACCACCCAAATTGATGGTGATTCGCACACCGCCAGCACTATTGTCGGTCTGAATGTCGCCCTTCGGCTCCAACCCAGCCCACTTTACGGTCGATTTGATGAGATCAGCCTTCACCGCCGGGCTTACGCCGGGGTCGTGGATCAACATATAAGATGTTGTCAGGAGTTCTTCAGCCTGTGCGCGGGCCTTTAGGCGGAATGTCAACCCTTTTTCCTTGATCTCGGACTGGTAGTGTTCCACTTTTTTCAGGAACACCGGGTCTTTGTTGAACTCAAGGATGTCTGCGGCGGCAATTTTGTGCCGTGCGACTACTTCCTGCAACGATTCTCCGCTGCCTTCAAGCATCAGCGCGACATCAAAGGCCAGTCGGTCTGACCATTTCGTGAGTTGTAGAGGGAGAGTATCCATGCGCCGACTATATCACAGCAACTTACGGCAGTGTCAATAGGGGGTATATAGATATTAGGAAGATTAGGCGGCGGGGCTAACTTTACACGATGCTTTTTTGGGGTCTTGTTTTGAGAGGTTTACTACACATGGGGGGCGGCTCGAATCGCCAGTCCATGTGCCCCCCTCCCTGCCAGTCCGAATCGACTGCGACCGACCGCGACCGCTCGACCGACCGCGACCGCAAAGCCCTAGCATTTGCTGGTAACTTGACACTTTCGTCAGGTTCTGCGAGTCTGAAATTGTCGATGCAAGACAGCACCGACAGAGCAGGCGAGTTGCCTAGCTCACCTGTTCTTTGACAATTAGGCATGGAGAAATGAAATGACTAATGTCATGGATCGTCCGACACACGTACGTGTCATCGTCGCCCCTAAAGCAGGGTACTTGAAACTTGAGGGCTGCGCTGCTGATGCCACTGGCACAGTGTTCAAAGCCGATCAACACAAGGAAGTTTACAACTTCATGGTGAAGAAAGGCAAAGAACTCAAGCGCGAAGTCAAGGTTTGGATTCAGTCTGCTGGTGCAAAAACACCAGAGATTAAATTCAACAAGTGGGATCAGAAACCTTACATGGCTCTGATCGACGACACACAACCCAAAGCATCCGCTAAGGTTGTGTTGTAAGTAAGAGACCCCAGCCGGTAACCCCGGCTGGGTTTTCCTAAACTCTCTGGAGATAAAGATGAAAGAGACTATGCAAAAACCGTGGCTCACGGAACTAGAGCAAAAACTGGCAGACCGTGTAGAGCAGCAAAACCTGTACTTTACACAGACTAGCAAGTTCATCCGCAGGGAATGGGATATTGAGTTCAAACAACTCAAAGACCAGAACTGCCACGGTATCAACCAGCGGTACTAACCACAGGGAGGGCAGACGCCCTCCCTACTTTCAGGAGAATGAAATGGAAAAGATCATGGAAATCACATTCGCCATCATCGGCACAATACTGACCACAGTTGCACTGATTCAGTTAGTACCCGAAGGGATGTGGCTCTCACTGGCAGCACTGGTGATTGGCCCACAGATGATAGCGATGGCGATACGATCAGCAAGAGACTAACCACAGCCCGGCGAAAGCCGGGTTTTTTATTGCCTGCGTTTTTCTTTTGTATATATAAAACACCATACGTCGGGGGTATATAGCACGCTATGCGGCATAACTAGACATGAATGGGGGTAAAAGCGTAGCAATGCAGCAACTATCTAACTCAGATTTTCCATGGCCCGAACTATATAGCAGTTTTAGATACCTCAACTTTACACTTTACATGTCAAGTTACTAGTGTTTCCAAGGGAATCCAAGGGATTGACTCTCTATATCTATCTAACTATCTAGAATATATAGATAAAAAGGGTACTGTTTGATTCCACTTTCGATGATTCTGATTTTTAATTTTTGCGAACAATAATTGTAGTACCCCATCATCTCAAAAAACATAGATAGTTTAGATAGTTGCCCCAAAACCCGCATGAATACTAAGTTTTCCCTATCTCGTACAGTTAGATAATCTACCTAAACTTGACACTTCATCTAGATAGTTGTATATAAACCTTACATCTGATGGTCACAACAGTAGCTCCATTCACCTTACTTCTTACTTTGAAGTGTCGAAACTTGACACTCGGCTCGGCTTCGGCGAGACTGGGTTTGTCCCGAAAGGGCAAGCCGTTAATGACATTACGTCATTAACTTTACATTTACTTTCATGGAGATAATGAAATGAAAAAAGAGAAGCCAACACATGTAAACGTCATCCTTCGTCCTAAGGCAGGTGATATTGCCATTGAGGGTGTATGGAAAGCTGATGGTACAGCGTCATCTGACGGTAAGTTTAGCGTTGATGATGCCAAGGTTATCTACGATTACATGGTTCTGAAGGGTAAGGAACTGAAGAAGAAGTTGCATACATGGTCACCTAAGGAAGGTGCAGGTAGTGTACCTGTCATCAAGTTCAACAAGTATGACAATGCACCGTATGTTGCATTGGTCAGCAGTGCAGAAGCATCTCGTCAGCCTAGTGCAGTCAAGATTGTTCTGTAATCCGTGGGACGGTAGCAATACCGTCCCTTTTTTCGTTTGTTCATGGAGATATGAAATGACACAACTTTACATTGATGACACCACTGGTGCATTGAAGATTCAATTTGACCTCGTTGATGAGATGCAATGGGAAGATAAGGCTGAGGCTGAGGGGTTGTTTGTCCCATTGGAACTCGTTGGATTGGAGGAAGATGCAGGTCACAACCATGGTTATCACCATGGCAAGGGCAGCAATGGCAGCATCTATGAGTACACCGAATGGTTCTATGACGGTGACGATTCAGCGTTCTCTGTTGCGTAATAGGTGAGCATCATGGCAAGGATTCCGAACCGTGATGCTCGACTCTATGTCGAGCAACGTAAGCCCTTTGAGGGTTCAAACATATGGGGTGTATGGCAGAAGTCCACTCTGGTCGAGGATGGGTCAGAGTTCTATGTCGTGTACAGTTTCGGTCATCATTTCCCCATGTATGTGTGGTCAGAGGGGGTATGGTTTGAGAATGAGGACAGGTTCAGCCGTACTACATCCAAGCATCAGACCCAATGCCGCCCATCACGTACCACTATCCTGCTATCAACGGCATGGATGAAAAAACTAGCCACCCTTGGGTATAGGGGGATAGCAGGACAGCGTGTACTCACAGGAGAACCAGCCTAATGGAAGATTACCACTTACCAATATGCACCAACTGCTATGCAGTCAGAGTCGAGCCACATCGCCGCAATATGACAAGACCAACATGTATGGCATGTGGGGAGAAACTTGCCAAGCAGCGTAAGTTTACGGTGGCATGTAGCAACAAGCAGGGGTACGAGTTGATTACCAACATTGACTACCTCAAACAACTTAACCCAAAAAGGACAATGTAATGTTCCATAAACCTAGACGATCATTACCGAAAGTATTTACCGCCATTGGTACATTCATTGCCTTGGCGGTATTTGTAGGGCTTCTCGCCGCCATGATTCTTGAGTGGATGGTGGGGTGTGGGGAAACCTATGTCGATTCCAAAGGGGTACGGCATAGGTATGAGTGTGTGTTCTTAACTATACATAATGAAGGGGTAAAGAAATGAAACGTCTGTTCACGCTACGGCATGGCAGAGGTGGAGCCATGGTTCATGTCCTGACATCGGACAACCGCATCGAACCTGTCCACTTTGGCAACAAGATGATAGCCAAGCAAGCCCGTAATAGCGGCAATGGCTTGGTGGTATCCAAGGGTTATGACCATGACAAATTCAAAGGAGCAAGATAATGCGAGCCGCGACACTTAAAGCAACCATCAAGTCACTATTCCCCATTCAGCGTACGATCTGCATTGAAGGCAGTCCGGGGGGTGGCAAGACAACCATCGTCCATGAAGTTGCCAAGGAGATGGATGTACCCTGCATCGAGCGGCATATGCCAACCATGTTGGTCGAGGACTTCGGCATCCTGTTCCCTGATGGTGATGACCAACTGAAGTACAAGCTGCCTGATTGGTTCCCCATCAAGGGTAAAGCCCCTGAACGTGGCATCTTGCTGTTCGATGACCGCAACCAAGCCAATGCAGATTTGCAGAAGGTGCTTGCCAACATATGCCAAGCCCGAACATTACACGGCACACCGATGCCTGATGGATGGATGGTTATCTCGACAGGCAATCGTCAAGCTGACAGAGCAGGTGCTAACCGAGTACTTGGACATCTTCGCAATCGTGAGACTGTCTATGAACTTGACACACACCTTGATGACTGGACATCATGGGCTATTGACAACGGTGTCAAGCCTGAGGTTGTGGCGTTCATTCGCTTTCGTCCCAACTTGTTGCATGATTACGATCCACAGCGTGACCAGAACGCTACGCCTCGTTCATGGGTTGAGGGTGTATCCGATGTGCTTGGTACTGTCCCTGCCGAGGCAGAGTATGAGTCATTCAAGGGTGCAGTAGGGGAAGGTGCGGCGGCAGAGTTCGTTGGCTTCGTAAAAATCTTCCGTACTCTGCCCAACCCTGACGCTATATTGCTCAACCCAACTACCTCAGATGTACCGAAAGACCCTGCAACATTGTATGCCTTGAGTGGTGCATTGGCTGACCGTGCTACCGAGGCAAACATGGAGCGAGTATGTACCTATGCTGAACGTATGGGTGGTGACTTCTCTGTTCTGACCATCTCATATGCTGCTCGTAAGAAGCCTGAGTTGACCAACACGCAAGCATTTACGAAGTGGTCGTTGGCACATCAGGACATCCTGTTCTAACCACCGAGGGGCAATGCCCCTCATTCAACAACATCATGGAGGAATGAAATGAATCTATCTGACCGCGCATTACTGGTGCAACTGTCCATCTCCCAATGGACTGCCCGTAAGTATGACAAGAAGGCAACCCAAGAAGTTGCCGTTACCTTCAATACATCGAAGGACGCAGGACGCTACAACAAGTCGTTGCTACCCATGAACGACTACCTTGACCGTGTGCATAAGAAAACCACCCATATCCGTGAGAAGTTCTACAAGAACACGCTGCCATGGGGTATCGAAGGCACGATGATGTTGCCCACTACCAACTACCTTGCGTTCATGACTGAGTTCCGTAAGGAAAAGAACGAGTGGCTGACCTTGGTGGATGACTTTGTTGACGAGTATCCAAGGCTTCAGATGGATGCACAACGAGTACTTGGTGGGTTGTATGCTGACTCAGACTATCCAACTCCTGACGCTATTGCCCGTAAGTTCAACATCGACATGGCGGTATTCCCTGTACCCACTACTGACTTCCGTTGTCAGATAGCGAGCGATGAGTTGACACGTATCCAACAGGATGTTGAGGCACGGGTAGCTAATGCTCAGGCTACTGCCATGAACGAGGTATGGCAGCGTATGTTTGATAAGGTCAAGCATATGGCTGAGAAGTTGGCTGACCCCAAGGCAATCTTCCGTGATACCTTGGTGGATAACCTGAAAGACCAGTGTGCCATGTTGTCTCGACTGAACTTCATGGATGACCCGAACCTTGAAGCCTTACGGCAACAAGTTGAAGGAACACTTGCATCGCATCACCCAGATGCTTTGCGTAATGACCCTGACCTTCGCCGTGATACTGCGGCAGAAGCCAAAGCAATCATGGACAAAATGTCCGTCTTTATGGGAGCCTAATATGACTAGCGTAATGCCTACATCTGTCGTGCGTAATACCAAGTACGCCGATATGACACCGTTGACTGATGCTCAGAAGGCGGTGCAACACAAGCGAATCATCAAGGCACGTACTGCCTTGGTGTTGGAGCATCCGTTCATCGGTTCCATTGCATTGAACTTGCCATTCAGTTTCGATGACAAGATTCCTACTGCGGCAACCAATGGCAAGAACATCAAGTACAACCCTCGCTTTGTCGAGTCATTGACCGATGAGGAAGTGAAGTTCTTGGTTGCTCATGAGTGCTTTCACCCTATGTTGGAACACAACTTCCGGCGTGGTGGGCGTCATCCTCGCAAGTGGAACCAAGCAGGTGACTATGTAATCAATCAGCTATTGACTGACGATAGCATCGGCAAGATGCCTCAGGGCGGTTTACTTGACCCTCGTCTACACCAAGCAGGTGGCGGTACTACCGATGGTATCTACAACTTACTGCCTGAACCTGATGATGGTGGGGATGGTGGTGACCCAATGGATGACTGCGAAGATGGTGATGGTTCACCTGCCGAGAAGGAACAACAAGCGGCAGAGTGGAAGGTCAAGGTAGCCCAAGCAGCACAAGCGGCGAAGATGATGGGCAAGATGTCGGCAGGTCTTGAGCGTCTTGTCACCGAGGTATTACAGCCTAAGGTTGATTGGCGTGACGTATGGTATCGGTTCTTCCAACGATGCAAGGATGACACACGTTCATATGCTAGACCCAACCGTAGGTTCCTTGCACAAGGAATGTATCTGCCTAGTGCCTCAGGTGAAACCCTTGGTGAGGTACTGTTCGCCATTGACTGCTCAGGTTCCATTAACCAACAAACCATTGACCAATTTGCGGCAGAGATTCGTATTACTAAGGACGACTTCAATCCTGCTGCTATTCATCTTGTGTACTTTGATAGCGAGGTATCACACTATGAACGGTTCGGTCGTGACGATGACCTGCATGTCGAGCCTCATGGCGGTGGTGGTACTGACTTTGCACCTGTGTTTGAGTTCATCAAGGAACGTCAGATTGAACCTGTTGCAATCGTATTCCTGACTGACCTGTGCTGTAACTCATTCGGTGAACAACCTGACTGCCCTGTGCTATGGGTATCCACCGATGAAGGTACTGCCCCATTCGGTGAAGTGGTGGTGATGTAATGATTACATACGCCGAACTACTGGCGTTGAGTGTATTCGTGGGTATGGGATGCTACATCTCATACCTGCGGTACAAACTCACGACCTCTGAACAGAAAAGATATTTCCTTGAGACAGTCATTGTCGATGTCTGCGAAGGCAACGTCACGATAAGGAGAGAACGCGATGGATTTAGCATACATAAAACAGAACGCCAAACTGTTGGAAAAGTATAGGCACTTCAACGTAGACACTATTGACTGGTGGGATGATGTGTTCGAGATGTTCACCGAGGACATGAAAGAGAAGGGCATTGCAGTAGACCGCATGTTCTTCTCAGGCTTCTGTTCGCAGGGTGATGGTGCTTGTTTCGAGGGTGAGATAGATGACATTGAAAGATTCTTCTCTCACAACTTTAAGTACACCGACTATCCAATCATCCAACAGCTTATTAAGCATGGCGGTACGGTGAGTATGAAGTGCGTTCATCGTGGGCATTATTACCATGAGAACTGTACTGTGTTCAGCATGGATAGTGACTGCTTCTACAACCTATGGCAACAACCTGATGAACTCCGACAACATGTTGTTCGTGCATTGGACGAGGGACTTGGGTATGAACTCGTGCATTTTGAGGAAGATGTTGTATCCATATTCAGGAACTACATGCGTGAGTTATATAAGCGGTTGGAAGATGAGTATGACTCATTGGTAAGTGATGATGCAGTAGCCGAAGCGATTCTTGAGTACGACTTATATGAGGAGGTCGATGATGATGGGGATACTTGACTACGACAAGATAACGGAAGAAGGAAAGGTTTTCATTGACATGGACGCCCTACCTGACGATGTAGTGGGGTTAGACATATTGCAGGATTGGATATGTGACCTTCAAGCAATATACGCAGCGAGACATGCGGAAGTTTTTAAACCAAAAGGAGAATGACATGGCGACAGTACGATTCAGCAAAGAACTACAGGATGCAATCCTGAACAACGCACGGATTGTGTTCAACAAACAGAGAGAAGATGCGGATAACAACCGTCCATCCGATGAGTGGGGTGACAAGATATATAACACGCTGTTCGGTGAGCATACTGCTGTACTCAATGCAGTACCACCATACTTTTTCAACATGGTAGACAAGATCAAGGTAGAACATATTGGTACTCTACCAGTCAACCTTGAGTTCAAACTCAACAGTAAAAGACCCATGCCACATGAGTTTCCTGATACTGAACTAGCTAAGAAGTCAGGGTACTACGGCAACGACATACACCTCAAAGATAATCTTACATGGGGTGAATTCCATGCCGATGTAACACGGTGGAAGCAGAGCATCAAGGCAGTAGAAGAAAAGCGTACTGCGTTCATCATGCAGGTCAAGAAGATCATCGAAGCACACGCCACCCTTGCTCCTGCTCTCAAGGTATGGCCTCCGTTATGGGACTTGGTTCCTGAGAACTACAAAGAGAAACATCGTGAAGTGAAGGAACGAGAGAAGAAAGAAGTATCTCTCGAAGGCGTGGACTTATCCTCGCTGACTTCCATTGTTGTTGCCAACAAACTTACACGATAAGGAACAGACCATGACAGTAGCAACTAAAGACTGGTGGAATAGGTGCGTCCTGCGCACCTATGATGATTTCCATGCCCACTTTATGACAGCCCGAAACAAAGATAAGGGTAAACCCCTGAAGTCTTGGGCTAGGATATACAAGAATGGCTCAACCCTTGAGTTCTATTTCGGTGACCGTACCGGATTGAAGTTCGGTGAACTAACACCCGACAACATCTTTACGTTCACCGAGTCCCCTCATACCGTTCGCAAGATAGCAGCGGTAACATTCTCATCAAGCATATATAAAGCCCTGCCACTTATGTGGCAACGGGTGGGTGTCGCCCGATACCGCGTTAGCCATACTTCTGCCATCCCCGAAGATAAAGATCGCGGCTACATGGTGTGGTCTTACATGCGGCAAGACGCACCTGAATACTTTCAGGGTATGCAGTTCGACATGTTGACAGGTGAGTGCCTCAACCGACGACCTGATTTCAACACTACCGTTGACCATGGGCAACGCAA